GTTGTCTGTCGTTAGGGTAGGCAGAGTTGTGCCATTTGGCTATAGACAAGACCCTGAAGATGATGATATACTACTACCAATCCCAGTAGAGCTAGAAGCTTTAGAAGAAGCTAAGAAGTATCTAAAGCAATACAGCTACAGAGATGTAGCCAACTGGTTGAGTGAGAAGTCAGGTAGATACATTTCTCACGTGGGTCTAATGAAGAGAGTTAAACTTGAACGAAAACGTAAAGCAGAAGCTTCAACGCAACGCTATTACGCTGAACGCTACAAAGAAGCGGCGGCAAAAGCGGAAACCCTCGAAAGAAATCGTATCGGAGCCAGAGCTTCAACCAGTTCTAGCGAAAGTGAAACCAGAGCCGATTGAGGTAGAAAAAGCTCAAGAGATAATCTTTCAGCCTAATCCCGGCCCTCAGACAGATTTTCTCTCAGCATCAGAACAGGAGGTACTATACGGTGGAGCGGCTGGTGGTGGTAAGTCTTTTGCTATGTTGGCCGATCCTGTTAGGTATTTTAATAATCCTTTATCTTCTATGTTACTTGTACGAAGAAGCACAGAAGAACTCAGGGAACTTATCTCAGTGTCCAAACAACTCTATCCCAAAGCAATCCCCGGCATTAAGTTTATGGAAAGAGATAAAACGTGGGTAGCTCCAAGCGGTGCTACTCTTTGGCTTTCATATCTAGATAGGGATGATGATGTACAAAGATACCAAGGACAAGCTTTTAATTGGATTGGTTTTGACGAACTTACACAATGGCCTAGCCCTTATCCTTGGAACTATATGAGGTCAAGATTACGTACTACTAAAAACAGTGGCTTACAGTTATACCAAAGAGCTACTACTAACCCCGGCGGAGCTGGTCATCAATGGGTTAAAAAAACTTTTGTAGACCCAGCACCTCATAATACTAGCTTTGATGCTACTGACCCTGAGACAGGGGAACGCATTGCTTGGCCCAGAGGTCACTCAAAAGAAGGTGAGCCATTATTTAAACGCAGGTTTATTCCTGCTACTTTATTTGATAACCCGTATTTATCTGATGATGGTCTATATGAAGCTAATCTACTATCACTACCAGAACATCAACGTAAGCAACTACTAGAAGGTAACTGGGATGTAAATGAGGGTGCTGCTTTTCCTGAGTGGAACAGACAGATACACGTAGTAGAACCCTTTGATATACCTAGAAGCTGGTCAAAGTTTAGAGCATGTGATTACGGATATGGTTCTTACTCAGGAGTTGTTTGGTTTGCAGTATCTCCTGATGAACAACTTATAGTTTACCGAGAAATGTATTGCTCAAAGGTCATAGCTACTGATCTAGCTGATATGATACTAGAAGCAGAAGACGGAGAGAAAATACGCTACGGAGTACTTGACTCATCTCTCTGGCATAAACGTGGGGATACTGGCCCAAGTCTAGCTGAACAAATGATTATGAGAGGTTGCAGGTGGAGACCTGCTGACAGGTCCAGAGGTTCAAGGGTAGCAGGTAAGAACGAAATACACAGACGATTACAAGTAGATGAATTTACTGAAGAGCCAAGGTTGGTATTCTTTAATACTTGCACTAGTACCATATCACAAATACCAGCACTACCTTTGGATAAGAACAACCCTGAAGACGTAGACACACACTCAGAAGATCACCTGTATGATGCAATTAGGTATGGGGTTATGACAAGACCAAGAAGCAGTTTATTTGACTTTGATCCTGCATCACAAAGATCAGGTTTTCAAGTAAGCGACCCAACGTTTGGTTATTAAGGAAATACTATGGACGAATTTGAAGAAAGCATGGGAATGGACATTGAAGAGGCAAGTTCTTTAGATGACATGAAAGAAGATACCTATAGTGATCCTCTTGCAGGTAGCATTGTAGGCCTTGTTCAAGGTCAATATAAGAAAGCTTCTGATGCTAGAGAGACAGAAGAAAACCGTTGGATACAAGCTTATCGTAATTATCGTGGTCTTTATGGGCCTGATGTTCAGTTTACTTCTACAGAAAAATCTCAAGTCTTTGTCAAAGTAACTAAGACTAAAGTTCTTGCTGCATACGGTCAAATTATTGAAGTTCTTTTTGGCAACAATAAATTTCCAATTACGGTAGACCCTACTACTTTACCAGAGGGTGTAGAAGAAGCTGTATATTTTGAAACCAATGAAGAATTAAAAGAAGCTTTTCAACCTAGTCCAGAGGATAGGAAATTACTGCCCGGTGAGACTATGACTGACCTTAATGAACGGTTAGCCGCATTAAAAAATAAACTTGCTCCTGTAGAAAGCCAGTTAAAAAAGGGTGAAGGTACTACTGCTACAGAAGTTACATTTCATCCTGCTATGGTATCAGCTAAGAAAATGGAAAAGAAAATCCATGATCAGCTTGAAGAATCTAATGCAAACAAACAACTACGTGTAGCTGCTTTTGAGTGTGCTTTATTTGGTACAGGCGTTATGAAGGGGCCATTTGCTATAGACAAAGAGTATGCTAATTGGAGTGAAGAAGGTGAATATAGTCCTACTATTAAAACCATACCTCAAACTTCTAGTGTATCTATTTGGAACTTCTACCCTGATCCTGATGCTTCTAATATGGATGAAGCTGAATATGTAGTAGAACGTCATAAGATGTCACGTACTCAACTACGTAATCTTAAGAAACGTCCTTTCTTTAGAAGTAATGCTATTGATCTTGCTGTATCTGACGGTGAGTCCTACACCAAAGAATGGTGGGAACAAGCAATGGAAGATGATGCTCAGGAATCCAAAGCTGAACGTTTTGAAGTTCTTGAGTTCTGGGGTAGCGTAGACACAGAGGTTCTTGAAGGACATGACATAGATATCCCTGCAGAACTAGCAGATATGGATCAGGTCAATGTAAACATCTGGGTATGTAACGGCAAGGTATTGCGTTTAGTTATGAACCCATTTACTCCCTCTATCATTCCCTATTATGCAGTGCCATACGAGGTAAGCCCCTATAGTTTATTTGGCGTGGGTATTGCTGAGAACATGGATGATACACAGACCCTAATGAATGGCTTTATGCGTATGGCTGTTGACAATGCTGCATTATCTGGTAATATGCTTATTGAGGTGGACGAAACTAACTTAGTTCCCGGTCAAGACTTGTCAGTATACCCCGGCAAAGTCTTTCGTCGCCAAGGCGGTGCTCCGGGTCAAGCTATCTTTGGCACCAAGTTTCCCAACGTATCCAATGAAAACATGCAGATGTTTGACAAAGCACGTGTATTAGCAGACGAGAGTACAGGCTTCCCTAGCTTTGCTCATGGTCAAACAGGAGTACAAGGTGTTGGACGTACAGCTTCTGGCATTAGTATGCTTATGTCTGCTGCTAATGGTTCTATACGGAATGTAGTTAAGAATGTAGACGATTACCTACTAGCACCATTAGCTAAAGCATTCTTTAACTTTAACATGCAGTTTGATTACGATGATGAGATTAAAGGTGATCTTGACGTTAAAGCTCGTGGTACTGAAAGTTTAATGGCTAACGAGGTACGTAGTCAACGCTTAATGCAATTCCTTGGTGTGGTACAAAACCCTGTACTAGCTCCCTTTGCTAAGATGGATTACATCGTGCGTGAGATTGCTAAGTCTATGGACCTTGACCCAGACAAGCTAGTAAATTCAATGAGTGATGCTGCTATACAAGCTGAGATACTTAAAAAGTTTCGTGAAGAAAATCCACCACCACCTCAACCACAAGCAGGTCCACCACCCCCTAAAGGAGGTCCACCAGCAGGGGCACAGGTACAGGATACTCAAGGTAGCGGAGGGGGTACTATAGGTACAGGCACAGCACCTCAGCCGGGAGAACAGGGCTTCTCAGCTAACACTGGACAAGGACCAATGCAGTGAGTTTAAAACTATTAGTAAATAACCCACAAGTATGGAACGCATTTGAAGCTGAACTAGATGAACGCATTCAGGCCAGTTACAAAATGTTTTCTCAATCAGATGAATCTCATGTAATGTATAGAATACAGGGACAGATACATGCACTACAAGCTTTGAAGCAGCTTAGGCTAAAGGTTAATGCTAATGACTGAACAAACCCAAAGAGCATTTAGTCTTTCTGGTTCTAATGTAGGTAAAGTTAGGGGTCTTGGACCTAAAGACCCCAATTATAAAGGTACGGGTTATGGCCCTTTAATAGCAGGTAATATTGCTGAAGTGGCTAGTGTAATTGCAGATGATCCTGTAGGTTTTGCTAAAGATACTGCGGTAGGGGTCTACGAAGAAGGTAAAGATTTTTTATCTCGTCCTATTGATTACAGTAAAGAGGTTGTTCAAGAGGTTGTTGAAAGTGCTGCAGATTTAAAAAACAAAGATATAAATGCAAGGCTTCAAGAAAAATATGGTGTAACCTTTGAACAAGCCACACCAGAACAAGTTGATGATATTAGGCAATCAATTTTATCAGATTCAATGACAGCTTCAGGTTTAATACCTGCTGCTGGTCTTGTTGGAGCTGCCGCTAAATTAAGTATTAAAAATGCAAATATAGATAAAGCAATGTCTTTAGGTGAAACAGAGGGATCTGTTTTTAAAGGTAAGTTAAATTTAATTCACGGATTTAATCCTCCAGAAGACGCCCCAGATTTAATACCTACTTTTACAACCTCAGAAAAATATGGGGGAGAACGGTATGGTGAACTTGATGGGGGAGACACTCTTGGAGGAAGTTACGGAAGCACAGGTGTTTATTTAGAAAATCCATCTGACCCTTTATTTTTTAATGACCCAAATATGGTAGGGTTTTATGCACCTAAAACAGCAGAAGTATCTGCAGAATTTAATAAAGCTTTTATTCTAAGACCTAATACAATAAAAGAACTAGAAAAAATTACAGGTATAAATTTAAAAGAAACCTTACCTAAAATTAAAAACGGAGAACTTACAGAAAAAAATTACTTAGCAGAAGAACAAGGTGAAGCAATATCAAAAAAATTAAAAGAGTTAGGTTATGATGGACTTATAGTAAAAGATTTTTTTGTAGGGGATAAAGAAATTGCTGTTTTTGACAAGTACGAACCGCTAGTTAGTAGAATACAAGTAGAGTCTCAAAAAAAATATGGAAAAGCTATACCTGAAGAGGGTACAAAAGAACGTCAAAAAATTAAAACCCTTTATAGAAAACAAGAGAGAGAACTAGAAAAAATTTATAATAAGGTAGGTATTCATCCATTATTAACACAACCACAAATTATACACTTAAAACCTGAAACACTTAAAACAAAAAAAGTTTTTCCCGAAAGTTTACAATCAGACCCAGCTCAAGTAATTGACCTATTAGGTACTCAACCTGTACAAGGGGAAAAAACTCCTAGTTATTTAAAAAATATTTTGAAGTATGCAGAAAAACCAAAAGAATTTAACAAAGGCGGAACCGTAATGAAAGATCAAATGGAAATGAACTTTGGGAAAGCAGAGACAGTGGACCCAGTATCAGGTAATGATGTGCCTCCCGGTTCCTTACCTATAGAAGTACGTGATGATATACCAGCACGTTTATCAGAAGGTGAGTATGTTGTACCTGCTGATGTTGTACGATACTACGGTGTAAAATTCTTTGAGGACTTACGTACTGGGGCAAAAATGG